GGGGGGGGGGGTCTAATGCCTCATATACAGGCGCTTCTTTCTATCCCAGACTTCAGCACTACACGGCCAAATAGCCTGAGGTGGTGGGCAGCCATGAGGTCGAGTCCGCTGGCATCAGACGGAGGATGCTTGATATCAGCAGCCAGGTCACCCAACTTTTGTAGTCCCTCGGTGTCTATCTCCCATAGTAACCTGGCCCTTTGATGGCACTCTTCACACTCATCATATAGCACTAAGGCAGTGCCTGGCTCGTGGATTGAGTGGCTCACCACTTGCTCCTATGGAACGATTTCACTCGGTTGCCTCGGCTTGAGTTGTGGGACTTGCACATAGGCCGGAGGTTGCCCAGTGCGTCAGAGCCCCCCCTTGAGGCGGGGATAATGTGATCTGCCTCAGTAGCCCTGGCTTTACAATCTGGAACGCAGCATGGGGGACCGCCTGCCAGAAGCGCCTTGCGGTTGTTCCTATATTGCGCTTTATTGTAGTTAGCCATTATTGCTGTCCTTCAAACGGTATTCAACCATCCGGCTTTGTGCGTGGTTGTGGAAGGCATCTGAGCACCGTCGGCTGATGATCGTGTGCCCTTTGCGTCGTAGGTCATATACCCGTGCAGCAAGGCGGTGTGTGACGGCTGAGTTGTTGTAGATCGCTGATGAGCACACGGGACCACGTTTTAGAAGCGCCAATACGTGCTCAGCTTGCGTCATTATCGAACCAGTTAACAGAGTCTTGAGAGAGCTCAGTTTGGAATGGCTCCTTCCGTCTCCAACGAATAGGCCGAGGCCGTGGATCTGCTAGCCCAGTGTGGGTCTCAAGGTGGTTAGCGTCGAATATATCGATGATGAGTTTTATTGCCTGGCGGCTCGACAGTGAGACTACAACAAGGAATAGCAGCTCGTACCATCTCATACCGTTGTTTCCAGGCTTGAGTTAGCCCAGGAGCGGATTGTCTGCCAAGAGACTTTTACTCCTGTGGCATTGAGAATGGCTACCACTACCTCCTCGATTGAGATCTCTTCTGGTACGGCCCCTAGTAGGTCCGGGAGCGTGTATTCAACGCCTCCCAGGTTTGCTGGTTCCATTATGAGCAGCTCAGTGACGGCGTGCTTCAAGGTTGATCCCATTAGGATTCCCAAATTTCTGAGTCCTCTAAGTCCTTGGCTACATCGAAGACCCACTGCATGGGAATATCGAAGTCTTTAGCAATTGTCTCTTTGGCTGAGTACAGGCCAGATTCAAGGGCTTCCATAATGTCGATGTGGAGTTCGGATATCGAGTGCCACCGTTCACCGCCAACATTGCGACGGGAGCGGATCGCTAGATTTTGTATCATCTTTCATTTCCTTCCTTGTCGGATATTAAACAGAAGTGTAACACAAGGTTAGAACAGATGTGGGCATTTGTTGGAATTTCTTTAAGTTAGGCCCGCAGAGCGAAGCGAGCGGTCCTAAGCGCCAACCTGAGCAGCCACCCGTTATGTTCGAGTGGCTGCTACAGTTCCTATCCGACAAAGAACGGAGATCCTATGTTAGTACGCTAACTCCCCTTTGGGTTGCAGGTAGCAGATCCGGCCAGAGGCCGATGACATCACAACTGGATTACCTCAGAGGAGGGCGCATCATGATCGACTGACGGTTTGCCTGGACTTGAGAACTAGAAGGCGGCATATGAGACCCACGTATTAAGGCGGGCGTACTGACCTCTTTTCGAGTGGCTGCGAGAGTAGCAGGGAGCGTTGCCTATCGCGAATGATAGGAGAGATGCAGCACAAGCAATTGTGTATGGCAAGAGGGTATACCCAGACCTACAACTAAGCGAAAGACCTATAACCCCCTAAACCTGAGGGAGTAAGGGTCTTGAACAGAGCGCGCCTTGATCCTTGTGTGGGACCGCCTAGTCAGTTGTGTGGGACCGCCTAGTCAGTTGTGGTTGACTTTTGACGATTTTACGTATCGTTTCGGGCGAATCGCCTGTTAGGGCCGCTATCGCCCGAAGACTCGAACCGTCGCCATGAGCGTCGCGGATCGCCGCTTTACGTTGCAGCTCGGCAACCCAGGCGGACTTGACGGCACTCTCTAGAGCCTGATGATCCATCGTTAACCCTCGAAACGGAAGGTTTTATAAGGGGGCCAGAATCCTGGGCTTTGGGGTGTCATCTTGTCGCAATCCTCCATCCGCATTTTGATTACGTCTGGAGCGATCCCAGCAACGTCTGAGGCGATGGTCTGGACATCGGCAAGCGTTGCAGCGCCGGTCTTGATTGCGTTGTAGGCGACCCCGTATGTCTCCCACTTGTCGAAATTGGCAAAGGCTGTCGTGATTGCGTCCATCTTGGTTGTCTCCTCGGGCCGGTTGGTGTTTGCTGTTGGCCTCATAACCACATTATAGACAGCACGCTGTGCTTTGTCAAATTTATGGACAGGGTCTTGAACAGACCGCCTAGTCAGTTTTGGGTGTGCTAGGTAGTGGGATGATGTAGGCAACCAGAACTGCGATTGCGCCCTCACCGCCTGCGAATAGGTCGAATCCCCAGAGCTGTTGGGCTAGGCCAGTGATGAGTGCTGCGATGGCGGCACCTACTACTTTGCGATTTGGCTGTAAGTAGATCGGTTCTTTGCTCATGGTCGTATCGTTCCTTTGAGTAATACGGTCACTGTGTCGGGCGGACTGCCTGGGTCGCCTTTGTCGCCCTTTTTTCCTGGGTCGCCTTTGAGCCCTATTCCGCTGGATTTGACCCAGGCTTCCTTTGTGAGTGGCCCATAGGCACCGTCTACGTTTAGGGGCGGTTGATGTCCCCGCTCGTTAAGCATTTCTTGCAGTTGCTCGATAGTCACGGTGTTGCCTCCAGGCGTGTCTGTGTCAGTGTTGATATTGAAGGGCGGCGTCCCAGATTTTTTGGGGTTAGTTTCGTAATGAATATGATCAAAGTGGCTTTTGACTTGCCAGAGCACCAGGCGTGTCTCTGGCTGTCGCTCGAGCCAGGCGGCTACTTCGTCGAGGTAGGCTTTGTTGGGGCCTCCAGCGGAATCGTAGAGGTCTATGGCGTTGCCCCAGGCGTGTTGGGACCATGTATTGGTTCCCGCTATCTTGCGGCGGTTCCATACTCCGCCAGTCTGAATGCCAGGAAATTTGGCGGCCATCCGTGCCATTAGCACACGGAGGTCGGGTGTGGCTTCATTAAGCTCGGCTAATACTGAGACTGTCATGGTGAGTAGTTCATAGGCGTGTGGCTATGGCAGCGGTAATCTGAGCCACACCTGCGATGCCTGCAACGGCGATGGCCATCTTGTATTGCGTGGGGAGCCTGGTGCTGACTCCGCCGTTAGCAAGCTTCCCGAGCCTGTCTTTCATCTCGGACTGGTGCCTAGCGTTTTTCTCTATATGCGTGCTCAGCTCGTCACCGAGACGATCAAACTTGTGAATCATTCCATCCTCTGCTCTCTGGGGTATCCCTGGCGTCTGCGTTGTGGTCAGCGTGCCAAAGAAAGCGTCTGAAATCTCGGCTATCTGGCCCAGGATTTTGTTTCTGTCAGCGGTCAACTGCCGAACAGCCTCAACCTGAGTGCAAACGGTTGGACTGTCGCCACGCTCTGGCATTAGGGCTGCTCTTTTTTGGTTACAGCGTTTCTATTCCAAACCAGATTGTGCGCTTTGTTTTTGTATCCTAGGGCACCTGGTGCCAGTCCTCGGGCCCGCTGGTGCATAAGCAGTTCCACCGTAATTTCTAGGAGAGCTGCGGCCTCCTTAGCTGCCACTGTTTTGCTCAAGGTCTTTTTGGGTGTTGCATTCTTGGGTGTTGGCATCAAAAGCTCCTCTTATGGTGTTGTTGAATCCTCGGGCTCTTTGCGAGCCTCAGCAAGCTCAGCCTCAAGTTCCTTGACCCGTAGCTCTGCCACGACGTGCTTGAACTCTGCTGGGTACAACTGCGAGAATGCTTCGGCTAACTGTTCGTGAGTCATAGGGCATCGACCAGGTCTTTCAATTCTAATATCGCTGCGTGCAGGAGCGGAATCGCCGTACTAGCGTCTAACGACTGCATCTCGGGCTCCCCGTCCTCGTCGAGCTCGTCCTTTTCGCCGACGACTCCCCAGGGGCATAAATCAGCGTACTCATGGGCGAGATAGCCTGCGAGCTGTAGGTCAGGGTCAGCAATGAAATTGAACGTCTTTGGTTGAACCTCAGCCAGTAGATCGAGCGCACCGGTGATCGGCAGCAGGTTTTCCTTGAGCCTGTAATCCGAGCTCGTGGCGTACACGGTCGTGGACGTGTTAATCGAGATGCTCCCAGCGATGGTTGTGTTCTTATAGAAACGGACCGCGTTTCCATTGGCACCCGTCTTCTGGATGTACATAGCGATGCCAGCACGAGAGAAAATGGCGTACTGGGAGCCACCGTCAAAGGCTATCCTCGGCGTTGTGGTAATGATTGACGTGGAGCCATCACCATTCCAGAGGTCACCAGCAGCATCGATATGCCAATGAGAAACTCCTGCTGTAGCAAAGGCCAGGCCGTTGGTCGTATATCGGTACATGCCGGTATCAATGTCGGCGTTGAACGTATACGAAGGAGCGCCTGCGGAACCAACTGGGCACTCGATAGTACCGTTTACGATCAGGCCGCCGCTGTCGATAACCAGTCTGTAGGTGCCATCAGCAGAGAACCCGATGCGGTTGGCAGCATACTGATAAATACCAGTGTTTGAATCACCATCAAATGACAATGAGGGGAGCGGTGCGCTCCCAGCAGCAGCGAAGAGAGCGCCAGTCAGCGTGCCACCAGCAAGCGGCAGCTTGGTGCCAATATCAGTGGTGTTGGTAGCAATATCAGCGGTGTTGGTCGTAATGTCAGTTGCATTGGTAGCAATGTCAGTGGCATTGGTCGCAATGTTGGCGGTGTTGGTCGCGATGTCGGGTTCCATTAGGCGGACATCTTCCCGGATCTCGTGGACCGTGTAACTCATGTTTTGACTATGAAGTTGATGGTCAAAAACGGCGGGTTATTGCCTCCGCCCGTTGCGGGGGTGGTAGAGCCCGATGCTGCCGTTCCAGCGGCTCCAGTAGCAGGAGCGGAGTGAGTATGGGCCTTAGAATTAGAGGTCGGTGAGGCGTCCGGCAGGTTGTCATATGAGTACAGACCCGATGTGCCAGTTGACCCATTGGCCGCTCCCACGCTGGCATTTCCAGAAGCGCCCTGGGTGTGCGTGTGTGATGGGCCAGTGTGCGTGTGTGAAGCTCCAGTGTGGGTGTGATCTATAGCGCCACCAGTTCCACCCAGGGTGGACGCCGTTCCTGAGGCTGCGGTGCCAATAGGGAACTTCTGGCGTAGGTCAGGAAGGTTGAACGTGGTAGAGCCGTCGCCAATTCCGAAGGTGGTGCTTAGGACCGCAAATAGTGGAGCGTATGAGGTACGGCTTACAGCCTGCCCTTGAGCAAGTAGGAAACCAGTAGGCGCTGAGCTTCCACCGTAAGGCAGCACTATGCCTGGAGGAAGAAAGGGCCGCCAGTCAGAGCTATGATACACAGCGAGGTCGCCAGTGTCATCTAGGTATGAGAGATCGCCGCCGGTGGGTGAGGGGTGCTCAGAGGTGCGATCCGCATCATCGTCGTATCGCTGAAGGGTGCGGTCTCTAATAGCATTGCCCCAAGTGGCGACAATGGTTCCGGTTGGTACTACGTCAGCTATTTCAGTCATAATCTATATCCTTATGATAGTCATGTAAGTGAATCATCTAGGGTCAGGGTCACGGTCCAATCATCAGCCGTTATGTAATGGGTGACGCCGATGACATGCACATTTTGGCTCCATTCCCAACCCTGTAGCGTTCGAATATTCACGCTCAGCAAATCCCCGTATTGCGTATCATAAAAAAGGGCGTTTAGGTCCAGGTTTGAAGGATCGTCATTGGCGGCGATGGTCACCTCCTCTATTCGTACAGCGGAATCCTTGTACACTGAGAGCGCTCTTACGGCCAGCGCTAGCACCTCGGCGTCAGTTGTGTTGTTGAGGTTGAGGCGATCATAAGTACGCTCACCATACGTCGTTATGGAGACAGAGTCAGTCTCTACCTGACGTGTCCCGCCGTTTCGCATATAATGGATGGAGTTTCGGACCCTGGCCAGCTCCCAGGATGTAATCGGGTCACCGATGATGTGAGCGTTAGGAGATCCAGCGGGAGTCTCGAAACCAATATACCCCTGAATCACGGTAGAGCGTGTATCGGTGGTTAGCCAGTTGCGTGCCTTAAACGTGTAAACGCCTTCGCCGTCCGCAAAGAACGCTCCACCCTCAGCGTCCGCCGCACGTTGGCATTCCTCCAGCACTGACTGGTCCAGGTAGCTGGTCACCACGTTGTTGATACCCGTCTGGACTGAACGCTCCCCAGCGGGTATTGACATGCGATCTAAGGCCGTTTCGATGCGTTCGTCGGTAGTTTCAGCTCCGGTGGCGACGGCGAGCGCTAGGGGCTCATAGGCGCTCAAGGTTCCCAATGGTCCTATCAGGTTTAAGTCGGTAGTAATGTCAGCTCCCTGAGCCGTGTATCGATCGTTTGAGGAATCAAGGCGGCCTGTGAACAAAGCGACCGTCGTGGCTAAATCGGTGAGGTCTGGAATAACAGAAATCCGGACCACTCTGCCAGGTCGAAACGGTGCGCTCCATGGGTCAGCGCCGGCGTTGGGCGTAAACAAGCCCGTAGTGTTATCCACAGTAACTCGGGCTGATCCTGTAGAGAACCGTGCGTCAAACCGTTCCTGGCCTCCCCTTATTTGGACCTTCTCTACGTGCTCGGTTATATCCTCGTACTCAAAGCCACCAGAGAGGTTCCATGTACCGGTGCCTCCAGGGTCCCAGGTAGACGTGTCCCATATGCCCCCGCCTGGAGAAACGGAGGTCGCAATTTCCACTAGCAGGCCAATTTTGCCACCTAACCAGGAGAGCGGCTGGCCGATATCTGACATTAGAGGAGCTTGACTAGGAGTGGCAACGCTCCCACGGAGCGCTGATACTGCTGTAGGGCCACAACTATTTGTCGGCCAACCTCGTAGCCGTCAGTCCCCATGCCGGCATTAACTGTGAGATTGATCCCCTGGCCGCCAGAGCCGGTGCGGGCCGAGCGTTGTTGGGCTTCCGTCTGTACCCGCTCACCAGTCTTGAGCAGTGCCAGACCCTCAGAAGCGCCGCCAGGGGCTCGGAATATGCCACCGCCGTGAAATTTTGGAATATTGGGGGTGTCAATTGTGATAGTCCCCCCACCGAGCTGCCACGGTATGTTGAACTCAATTTTGAAATCGTTCCACTTGCCAATTATCCAGTTAACTGCGTCCTTAAAGGTCGTTTTTAGACCTTCAAATAGGCCACCTACGGCTGTTGTAAACCGTTCTGGTAGTTCTGTGAACCACGTGATTATATCGTCCCAGGTGGTTTTTAGAAAATCGGCTGCGTCTGTTGCGTATCCCTTTATGTCTTCCCATGCGTCGGAAAAATAGGTCACTATCGTGTCCCAGTTGAGGTAGATAAGCGCAGCGATTGCAAGGATTGCTATAGCTAGGAAGACGAAAGGGTTTGTTGCGAATGCCAATTGGAGCACCCCCCAGGCTATGCCGACCTGCGTAAATATCGCGATAACCCCAACGAAGATTAGCAGCAACGGGCCAACGACTGCGACAATACCCAAAATGGCGACCACGACCTTTTTCTGGCCGTCGGTTAAGTTGGTAAATTTCTTGATGACGTCACTGACCCAGGTAAGTAGCTTTTCACCGATGGGGAGCAATTGCGTGCCAAGGCTGGCGGCCATGTCTTTGAGATTGGCGGTTGCGATCTTTGTCGTATTTGCAGCACCCTCAGACGTGCGATCAAAATCGCCAACAGACAGAACTGACTTTTCTGTAATCAGGCTCATCGTCGCCTGAGCTGTAGTGACTGCGTCTAGAGCGCCTTCACCGTCCCACAGTCCCATTTCTAGCGCTCTTTGCTTAACGTCAGTGTCCTTTATAACAATGCCCAGGGTCTTGAGCTGTTCCCGCTCGCCTGTTAGTGCGGCGGTTACCGCGTCTACTGCCTTTTCTACTGGTTGATTCTTAAAAGACGCAAGGTCTTGTGAAAGATCAAGGATCGAGACGGCCATATCGTCGCTCTCATCAGCAGCGATTCCCAACCCCTGTGCGATATCCCCAATATTACCTGCGTATGATAGGAAGTCAGCCTGGGAAAAGGAGTCGTTAATATTCTCTGATGCGGTGATGATTTTCCCAGCTTCGTCGCCGAACACCTGACCCACCTGAGAAAGTGACTCGTCCACGTCAGAAGCCATTTTGAAGGCGGCGATTGCACCAGCAGCAATGGGGAGCGTTAGCCCGAGCGTCATCGCTTTACCAGCATCGGTCATCTTGCCAGACCACTTTTCAGCCGAGCTCTGTGAATCTGTGAATGCTTTATTCAGCTTGGTGGCGTCACCGAGCAGGTTGACCTTGACCGACTTGGACATTTAGCTCATCTCCTGGTTGATCTTTGCCACGGCTTTGAGATATGACTGATACTCGCGGTGAGTCATATTCCAAACGTCACTGGGTGATAGCCCAAAATGGTAGGAGAGGGTAGGCATATTGGCTATCACCCGCTCTGCTGTAGCAGTTGTGGTACTTTTGGGTCATCGTCGCCCCCGAGCACTTCGTAAAGGGCGGTTAGGTCCACGTCAAAGCTATCTAGCTCCAAATCTGGGCGATCTGTTTTGAGTTTGGCGTACAGCAGCGCCTGGATCACGGAGGGCCGCATTTCCGCTTTTCCTAACATCAGGAGGTCAAAGCGCTCCCCACCGAGAGTGGTTTCAAGTACGACTGATTCTCTCATGGTCAGGGACTCCAGATCGAGGTCGAGAGCGAAAATCTCAGCAGTACCATCACTATTGGTTATCTCAATGTCTATCCGGTTCATTTGGTGCCCTTCTATAATTGCTCCCAGACCCCTTGGATGAAATCATCAAGCTCGGTTTCATAATTATTAATCATACTGTCCTGGTTCTCAGTCAGCGTAGTATTAAGAAATGGCTGTGCAACAATATTGTGAGCGGGCCATCCATAGTGTATGGGACCCGCATAGAGCAGTCTTGCACCCGCACCAATTGCAGAAATTCGCTGTGTCCCATAGGCCTTGACCGAGCGCTTTAGCCTTCCAGTTTTGCCGACGGGTGCTTTTAGACGAGCTGCCTCGGCGACAGGCTCGGCAATCGACTTATGGATTTTCTGTAGCTCTTTGGGCAGATCCCTGTCGATGGTTCTGAGTGCCTTGACAAGCTCCCGAGCACCTTCGAGCTCGAATCTGATTGCACTTGTTTCTTCCAAAAGGGAGCTCCCATTAGCGCTTAGACGGCAGCGGTATAAGTTGGGGTACCAGTTCCAACGGCGTCCACAGAGAATGACCATTGCCCATCGGCTGATCCATCAATATCTAGCGTTGTGAGAACGCAGTTACCGGTGTAAACACCAGCATCAGTGTCTCCGGCCGCCGTTCCAATCTGGAGCGAAAATGCGACTGGCTCGTCGGTCTCATAGCTTGCGTCTATGGCTGCTATCTGCTCGGCTGAAATCGAGCCGCTGGCTGAAAAGGTAAACTCTCGTTGGCCGCCGATTGCAAACTGATAGCGGTTTCCGAATGTCTTTTTCGTCAGTCCCCCGCGGGACCGTCCGAACTTGGTTACATGAGCGATTGCCGAAACATCGTTGCTGTCAAAGCTTACGACGCCCAAATAACCGGCTACGAATGTTGGATCTGGCATTGAGATGGCTCCTTAAGTGTGAATCTATGGTGGTGGATATTGAAATGTGACTAAATTTGAGCTTATAACACTGCTGCGCCCTTGCTCATCAATTAGGCGTCTTGGCCCTGAGGCTGAAACCCATGTGGCTCCCACAGAGGTAACGACGTTTTGGACCCTGAGGGAAATATCTCTCATTTGTGCGAGCCCGAGAGCGGTATTTTTTAAGCTTACCGCTACCAGCACGTCCCACCGCTCTTGAACACTACCGTAGGACCACGGCAACAGATACGGGTCGGCGGGCGACACTATAACAGACGGCACCGACACATTTGCAGGCGGTGAGGCGGTGAACACTATTTCGTCTGCGAACTCCTCGGCTAGGCCGTCGGTTAAGTTGGTAATCATACTCATGCGATGCCTGCACCGTCTAGAAGCTCAGAGCCCACCCAGCTGGCGGCAGCATCTATGGCTCTGGTCACGTCTGGCAGGTTCGCAGACGGGAAGTCTGCTGGCGGAGCCTGGAGGCCAGCACGGATCACGTCGCTGGTGCTCACTAGGGTCGAAAGGTCATCGGCCCAATTTACGAACCTGAGTCCGTACAGGAGCTCTGTTTGTTGGTAGTCGGGCCGTACTGCCGCCTGGCCGAACTCTGATAACTCCCCAAAGGTTCCTAGCGGTGCCTCAACGAGCAGCAGTATGCGAACAGCCTTAGCGAGTACAGCCTGAGTGAGCCTTGCGGTCACCTCGTCGGTCGCTGCAACTGACAGCGAGAGCGGTGAGAGCCAAATCGTCGAAGTGGCTCCCAGCTCCCACTTATAGCGTAATAGAGGCCGTTCGGTGGTCGTGGTGATCTCATAGCTGAGCGTATAGGCAGGGTAAGTGCCGATAGAGGCCGTGTTCAGAATCTCAATCCATCCAAAGACGGTTGATTCCTCAGCCACGATTTTAGTAGCCCCTGTAAGGGGATACGCTTCAACTACAAGATCACCAACGTCAGCCATTGTTTATGGGGCTGTACCGAAGTAGACCAGGCCTGCGGGAATGCGAGGCACCAGCATGGTGCGCCCTATCACTCCAACATCTCTACCCATCAAGGCAACGTTCGTGGCCTCGACTCTTGATGGCCCTGAGTCAGCAACCAACAGAGAACGTGGGTTGAACAGCAGCGCCTGAGTGAGTCCCTTTACCTTGAACACCTCAATGCCACCTGGCAGCGAGAAGGATCGGGCTGTAAGTCCTACTTCAGCGTCCGCATTTGCAGCTCCAATAGTGGAGAAGACTCTGCGGTCGTTAGCGTCAACCATTGCCACCAGAGCGGACCACTGAGCACGAGTAACTGCCAACCGTGTTGGAACGTCACCGGCGGCGTCATCAATGACATCCACCTGAGCCTCCACGTCAGCAATAAACAGTGCATAGGTGGACGTGTCAAGGGCTGTACCCGTGTACGTTCCGCCGATGTCCGTTTCGATAAGCGGAACCACTCCAGCGCTGGCATCAGACTCGGTGGCGGCGGCATATGATCCCAATAGGTCAGACCACACTAAGCCTAGCACGTCCATTTCTGCGGTGGCGAGCACCTCTAGCGAGATGTCAACTGCGCCCTTGATCCACTTGGCTTCAAACGAAGCGTTAGTGGAAATGAGCGACTGACTAGGCGCTTCTACCTTCTGGCCAGCACTAACGGCGACAGACGTGTGCTGTGTGATGGTTGGAATTTTGGCATATCCACTGCGTGGCATTCCCATAGTCCCCAAAGCGTCAAACATTGGCCGCCTTGTGCTGAGCACGTTGACAAGCTGCGAGGTGATCAGTTCCTCAATGACTAACCCGGAAAGGTCATCAGCGGGGCTTGAGTCACCGGCTTGAACTCCGCCACCGACAACGTCGGCAAGAGCTCGGGTTTCAAGGTCGGTGAGGTCACCGGCTCTTGCTCGGCTCTGGAACGCATCAAACGATGCTGCCAGCTTGTCACGCCGTTCGGTGGTCTTGCCTGCGATTCCCTCGATCTGAGCTGCGAACCACTGTAAAGGCGTAGGCGCACTGGTTCGAGCTCTGGTGGCAGGCGGTGCAGCCTGGGCGGTTTCAAGACGCTCCAGGGTCGCTCCGAAAGCGTCCATTCGGGTGTTGATCGGTGCCAGATCGACCACTGGTGTGGCCTCCTGAACTATTGTTTCTTCCATTTCTTCCTCCTGGTTTGATCTTACGGCTAGCACTTCGGAACCTTGGTAAGCACTGAAAGTTACTAGAGAAGTTTCTGGCATTGACTTAATACGGGTGTGGACTCCAGAGGCCGACTGTTCACCAGTGTAGAAACCTGGTGAAAAGGCCATAACGCCATCTGCGGCCAACTCTAAAAATTCGTTCCCTCTTCGGGTCTTGGAAACGCGAAAAGTGGCGTGCGCTCCGTCTGTGCGCTCTTCGAGCTCCACCATCTTGCCAATCGGCTTGGTGTTGTCGTGGTGTACTAGGAGCTTCACTGTGCTGGCGTCTATGTCAGCCAGGGCACCTGGAGCGAACGACTCGGAGCGTCCCCTGATATTAATCACTTCACCATACGGCACAATTCTGCCACTGATTAGTCGTTTCTCTACTGAGCGCACCTCCATAGGTTGGGCGTCCAGATATACAATATCGTCATTCATTAATGGCTCCAATATTTTGGGACGTGTTTATTTCGATGGCATCTCC